AGGATCAGGACGATGAGGGCGGCCAGGTACACGAGCGCGTAGGCCAGGTCGATGCGGCTGAGCTTCATGCGGCCTCCGCCATCAGGTCGGCCCACTCCGGGCCCATGTGGTCGGCCACGAAGTCGTAGGAGCCCTTGGTGCCGGGCTGCACGTCGTCGCGCGAGGGGATGGGGTTGCCCCAGTAGTCGCGGGCGCGGCTGGTGCCGAGCATGCAGTTGCCCGACTCGATGGCGGCCATCATGGCGCGGCCGTAGGAGCCCTGCAGGGACCAGGCGCTGCCGCTGTTGATGGCCTTCTGCAGTTCGGTGTAGTACTCGATCTCGTTGTCGAGGTCTGGGTTTTCGATGATTGCGACGCTGAACATGGTGGTCTCCTGGTGCGGGGCCGGATCGGGTCCGGCCCCTGGGTTGGTTTAGGCGGCGAGCAGAGCACCAAGGGCGCGCTGCTTGAGGTCGGAGCCGGGGCCCCACTGCGAGGACACGAAGCGGTTCTCGTCGGAGCGGGCGCGGACGTGGTGATCGGCGTATTCGGTCACCGCGTTGAGCAGGCCCCAGGCGGTGCCGAAGACACCGTCGAACTGGGCGCCCATGCCCTGGCCGTTGAAGAGGTCCAGGACCTTCTTGTAGCCAGCCGACTCGCGGGCCTTGTCGCCGCCGCCGAACAGGTCGGCCGCGATGTCGGCAGCCTGTTCCTCGTGCATCGGCTTGTTGGCCAGCTTCACGATGTTGTGGCGGAAGGCCTCCCAGGCAGCCTCGTTCAGACCCATGAACTCCTTGACCTGGACCGGGTCGAACACCGAGCGGTGCGAGACCTTGACCGAGGCCTTGGCGTCAGCGAAGGCCATGGCCAGTGTGTTCTTGCAGACGGTGCGAACCGTGGTGCGGCGAACCTCGGTGGCCAGAGAGCCGTCGGCGCTGGTGCTGATGAGCAGGTAGCCGCCGATCGTGTCGCGCACCGAGGTGGGGGCGGCTTCGCCGATCTTGGCGGTGGCCCAGAAGCGCTTGCCGCCGTAGATGGTCCCGGCAGCCGAGAGCTCGAGGCCACCGGCACGGGCGATGTCGCGGAAGAACTCGAGGACCTCGGCGGGCTGCACGACCTGGTAGCGGTCAGAGACGACGCCCAGGGCGCGCTTGTTGTCTGAGCGGAAGAGGACGTGCTGTTCCGGCAGCTCGAGGAAGTTGGCCTCGTCGCCGGTGCGGTCGACGGCGTAGCGCACCTTGCTGCGCTGGATGCGCCAGTCCATGCCAGCGTCGACGCGCCACTGGTCGATCGTGGCATCGCTGCCCATGGGCTTGCCCAGGCCGTGCCAGGGAGTGCCATCGCTGGCGAGGTATGCAAATTCGACGCGGCCGTCGGCGTGGGTGGTCAGTTCGTGGGACATGTTGATCTCCTTGATCAGTTGCGAGCCCGCTGTTGTCGGTCGCGGGATTCACCGTCTGCATCGCTGCATTGGTCGTCATTGTATGACAGTGACAGGACGTGTCAAGTAGGTGTTTACCCTAAGCCGTGAAATAAGTCTCGGCAGGGTCGAAAAAGTGCCGGGCTGTACGCGATTGACGCAAATTCCTGCGTCTCGTACACTTTGCGGGGGGAAGTGCGCGTGCGCTTTGCCCCTTAGTTCATCCCCAACCCGCCAAAAGGCCGCCCATCGAGGCGGCCTTTTGCATTTCCAGGAGCCGCTGATGGAGCGCATCACGATCGAGCTGGCCGACGACGGGCGCGTCACCGTCATGGCCGAGAGTCCCGGCGAAGAGACCGAGACCATGGACTTCGACAACGTCATGGAGGCAGCCGACGCCGTGCGCGAGCTGCTGCTGGACGCCGAAGAAGACATCGCCCAGGGCGGTGCCACCGAAGAGACCGACATGGCCTCGATGTGGAACGAAGAGGCCGCCAAGCGGCCAGGACAACCCGGCCTGATGGCCTAACCCCGAAGGAGATCCTCATGCAGGACTACAGCAACCCCAAGAGCCGCAACGTCTCGGTCGCCGCAGGCAAGGTCGGCGGCAACCAAACCCAGGGCGCAGGCACCCTGCCCAACAAGGTGAACGTGCCGCTGCCCGGCACCAACGCCACGCAGCCCAAGCAGGGCGGCGGCATGAAGAAGTCGGTCCCCGGCTTTCAGGGCGGTGTGATCCCCGGAAAGATCTGATGGGCAAGCCCAAGGCCTCCGCGCGCTGCGCCGATCTGGCGGGCGCGCCTCCAAAGCTCGCAACGCTGGAGGACCTGGACGTGCCGACGGCTGCCAAGACTGGACGACGTCACGCGATCCAGCGCAGCTCCAAGCTGCCGGGGCGCATCAACCTCAAGGCGGTGGCCGATGCCCTGGCCGACGCCGGGCTCGATCCCACCGAGGAGATGATCCGCATCCTGCAAAAGGAGGTGCCCGTCTTCACGCCCACGGGCAAGCCGCTGATCGACCCCAAAACCAAGAAGCAGATGATGCGACCCGCTGTCGATGACGACACGAAGCTGCGCACGCTCAACGAGCTGCTGCAGTACACGCAGCCCAAGCTCAAGGCGATGGAGATGAAGGTCTCCGGCAGCCTCGAGCTCACGGCCGAAGAGCTCGATCAGCGCCTGGCCCTTCTGCTGTCCAAGGCAGTGAAGCGATGAAGCTCGACGACCTGGACCTCTCCAAGATCGACCTCTCCCGTCTGAAGGACGAGGAGAAGCGCCAGGTCTACGAGCTCATGCGCCTGCGCGAGATCCGCGCCAAGCGCAACCGGCTGCCCGCCTACAAGCCCTACACCAAGCAGGTCGAGTTCCACAGCGCTGGCCTGCAGTTTCGCGAGCGGCTCTTCATGGCGGGCAACCAGCTGGGCAAAACGTGGGCCGGTGCCTACGAGGTGGCCATGCACCTGACGGGGCGCTACCCCGACTGGTGGAAGGGCCGCCGCTTCAACTACGCCACGCGCTGGATGGTGGGCTCGGAGTCCGCCGAACTGACGCGCAAGGGCGTGCAGCGCCTGCTGCTCGGGCCGCCCGAGCTCAAGGAGGAATGGGGCACCGGCGCCATTCCGCACGACTGCCTGCGCGACACGAGCCCGCGCCAGGGCGTGCCCGATGCGGTGGCCTCCGCCGTGATCAAGCACGTCAGCGGCGAGGACTCGGTGATCCAGTTCAACAGCTACGACCAGGGCCGCACCAAATGGCAGGCCGACACGGTCGACGGCGTGTGGTTCGACGAGGAGCCGCCGCTGCCCGTCTACAGCGAGGGCCTCACGCGTACCAACGCCACCGGCGGCCTGGTGTTCGTGACGTTCACCCCGCTGCTGGGCATGTCGGAGGTGGTCAAGCGCTACATCATCGAGAAGCCCGAGGGCTCGTGCGTCACGACGATGACGATCGATGACGCCGAGCACTACACGCCCGAGCAGCGCGCAGCCATCATCGCCAGCTACCCCGAGCACGAGCGCGAGGCTCGCGCCAAGGGCATCCCAATCCTGGGCTCGGGGCGTGTGTTCCCCGTGGCCGAGGACGCGATCAAGTGCAAGGCCTTCCCCGTGCCCACGCACTGGCCGCGCATCGTGGGCATCGACTTCGGCTGGGGTCACCCCACGGCCGTCGTCTGGATGGCGTGGGACCGCGACACCGACACGCTGTACGTCACCGACTGCTACCGCATGAAGGAGGCCAGCGTCGCGATCCACGCTGCCGCGATCAAGTCGCGCGGTGACTGGACCCCGGTGGCGTGGCCGCACGACGGGTTGCAGCACGACAAGGGATCGGGCGAGCAGCTGGCCAAGCAGTACAAGGACATGGGCGTGAACATGCTGCCCGACCGCGCCACGTTCGAGGACGGCAGCAACGGCCTGGAGGCCGGTGTGGCCGAGATGCTCACCCGCATGCAGACGATGCGGCTGCGCGTGTTCTCGCACCTGGAGGAGTGGTTCGAGGAGTTCCGCCTGTACCACCGCAAGGACGGGATCATCGTCAAGCTCAACGACGACCTGCTGTCGGCCACGCGCTACGCAATGATGATGCGCCGCCGCGCCAAGACACAAGAAGAGGCCGAGGTGCGCATGCGCAACGGCCGCATGCCCACCGTTCCCGCGTTTGGCGTGTTTGACCAGACCACGGGCTACTGAGGATCGATATGCAACTGGACACTCCAACCCTTGAAGTCGAGGTGATCGACGAAGACGCCGAGCTCGAGATGAAGCGCCGCCGCGAAGAGCGGCTGCAGTCGTTCGGCTACAACCTGGCCAAGACTCGCGACGAGTGGGTGCGCAGCCGCTACGCCTACGGCGTGGACAAGCGCTGGATCGAGGACGAGGACCAGTACAACGCCAAGGACAACGTCAACAAGGCCGCCAGCCAGATGATGACGTCGGTCGAGCAGGGCTACCCCGTCACCACGCAGCACTCCAAGCCCCACCGCTCGACGGTCTACATCGGCTTGACGCGCCAGAAGACCAACACGGCAGAGGCCCGCGTGGCCGACATCCTGCTGCCCACCGACGATCGCAACTGGGGCATCCAGCCCACGCCCGAGCCGGTGCTGATGAGCATGAGCCGCGACGAGGCAATTGCCGTGGATCCGCGAACCGGCCAGGCGCCGGTGGACAAGAACGGCAATCCGCTGCGCAAGAAGGACGTGGCGCGCGCTGTGATGGAGATGGCTCGCAAGAAGGCCGAGGCGATGCAGACCGAAATCGACGACCAGCTCGTCGAGTGCGACTACAACGGCGAGCTGCGCAAGATGATTCACGACGCGGCCGTGCTGGGCACGGGCGTGGTCAAGGGGCCGGTGGTCACCAACCGCGTGCGCAAGGCCTGGCAGCCCTACACCGACGGCTACGGCGAGACGGTCTACCAGGTGACGATGGTCGAGGAGACCGCGCCTGCGTCATTCCGCGTCGATCCTCGCAACTGCTGGCCCGATCCGGGCTGCGGCGAGAACATCCGCAGCGGCAAGGGCCTGTTCGAGCGCCAGCAGCTCACCGCCAAGCAGGTGCGCGAGCTGGCCAAGCAACCCGGCTACATGCGCGATCAGCTGCGCCACGTCCTCGAGGAGGGCCCGAAGAAGTCGGCCGCCTTCCAAGAGCTCAAGGACGAGGACCAGCGCGACGTCTCGCGCGACACCTTCGAGCTCTGGGAGTACTGGGGCGAGGTTGATCACGAGGACCTGGAGAGCGCGGGCGTCGACGTGGGCGAGAAGGACGTGCTGCGCACGATCAGCGCCTGCGTGGTGATGATCAACAACACGATCGTCAAGGCCTTCCTCAACCCGCTGGAAGGCGGCGACATCCCCTACGACTTCTACGTCTGGGAGAAGGTCGCGGGCAGCTGCTGGGGCTACGGCGTGCCGTACCTGATGCGCGCCCAGCAGAAGGTGCTCAACGCCGCATGGCGCCAGATGATGGACAACGCAGGCGTCACCTCCGGCCCGCAGATCATCGTCAAGCCTGGCGCGATCAGCCCAGCCGACAAGCAGTGGCAGCTCTCGGCTCGCAAGATCTGGTTTGCCACCGACGACATCGACGACGTGCGCAAGGCGTTCACGGCGGTCGAGTTCAACAGCCACCAGGCCGAGCTCGCCGGGATCATCAAGATGGCCATGGACCTGGCCGATCAAGAGACCGGCGTGCCGATGATCATGCAAGGCGAGAAGGGCACCGCGCCCGACACCGTGGGCGGCATGCAGATGCTGATGAACAGCGCCAACGTGGTGCTGCGTCGCCTGGTCAAGCAGTTCGACGACATGGTGACCAAGCCCCACATCCGCCGGTACTACGACTACAACATGCTCTACAACGAGGACGAAGAGATCAAGGGCGACTTCAGCGTCGACGCCCGGGGCTCGTCCGCGCTGCTGGTGCGCGACATCCAGAACCAG